AGGAACAAGAGATCCTGATCAGCCGTGAGGGAAGTGGCCGTACCAACGGTGAGAACAATGTCCTCGTTCCCTGACGCAATCTCGTACAGGGAGTTGGCGGTAGCGGCCGCAGTTCCACCCTCGTTCCAGCGGAAGAATCCACCAGCGGATACGGTCAAACCGTCCACATAGCGGTCAGCATCACCCGCATCACCGATGTCAAAGACAAGGGCAGTGCCGGGATTCTCAACATAGACTTCCGACAGGTGAGGGATCACCTTCGCACCAACCTTCAGTGTGGCAAGGTTGATGGTGTCCGTGGCGGCCTCAGTGCCAGCAAGAGTGTACTCTACGGCAGCGTAGCGTACCTTCCCTGCGGAATCCTTGGCCAACGGGTAACCGGTGGCAGGGGAAGCCCCAGCCGATCCGTTTTGATTGGTGTACAGCGTTGTGTCAAAACTAGCCATTTATATAATCTCCTATATTAAGGTTTTATGGTTGAATGGCTACGAGCCTACGGGCTTTGATCACAAGGAACTTCCACGACAAGACCTTCCTGCATACGGGTGGCCCCGATACTCATGTTGTAGTAAACCTGAGTTGCATGGTTCTTGTCAGGACGCTCGGCAATGCGACCCTTGGCATCTTGACCAACCGCCAGCAGAAGACCGCTCTTGGCATACGCAAAACAAGTGCGAACGTCAGTGCTGGTGTTCTCGGCTGTCAGTTCAGTCTTGATGAACTCAAATCCCATGAAGTTGTTGACTTCACCTTGCACAAGAGCCTTCACAGCGGCATAGTCGGCATTGCGTACCTGATCAACATTGACCAGGAGGTCGTCCAACTGCTGTTGCGAGTATGCAAAGTACAGCTTATCTCCACGGGGGGCTTCGTTTTGGCCAAGGATAGACTTGGCTTCAACCATCTTGGCAAGGGTCAGACCCTCGTTCGAGCCACTGAAGTTGACCGCAATCTGCTGTGCGGCAGGAAGTGCCACAGAGGAAGTTGAGCCAGCGCCAGTAGTGTCGGCAAAAGCCGCCCCGGTAGCAGCCGCAATGATCTCTTCATCCTTAGCACGGTTGAAGGCCATTGCCGCACTTTGAGCATACGGGGAAGCGGGTGAAATGAGCATCTTAGTCTCATCAAGCGTGTCGATGAGATCGCTCCAATCGTAGTCCGTGAGCGTGACCTGGCGGCGCTGGTGATCGGAATCAACACGGGGAGTATCAGCGTGGCGGCTTGTGCGCTTCACAGCAGAGGTAGAACCCAACTGCTCGTAAAACTTTGTCTTGCCCTTCTGACTCTCCATGCGAACCTTACCAGAGAACCGGCAGTCCATCTGTTGGACTAGGTGTTCCACATTGGCGGAATACTGCTCCACGAATGCGGTGGTAATGTTTGTAGACATTAGTGAATCTCCTATTGAGGTTTACAGTTAGTGTGGTACTACCCCTTGACTGATTACCCGGAGGTCAGTGTCTGGTAGATAGGTTTCGGTGTGCGGCCCCTATTGGGGTTCCCGTGTCCTACCCTATGCTTGCCATCATTAAGCATTGTGTTGTTAACCGTCAACACCTTTTTGCTTAACTATTCGCTTTTTTGGCGCTGGGGGCTGGTTTTTCTTCCAGTAGGGGGCATCCCGATACTTTTTAAAGTCGGTTCCCTTGCGCCAGTTGTCGCCCTTGCCGCTCATTATTTATCCCTTTTGAAATAAGGTCGGCAGTTATTTCAATTTGCCGACCTTGGTTAAACTCAATCCTCACCGCCCCAGATTGCTACCACCGTCACCGCAAAGATGAAGGTCAACGCCAACCGGAACGCCACATCAGGCAACGCCATCTGACTGAATGCCAATCCTGCGTTCATCAACTGCCAGATCATCTGGACTAAAAAAAATGCCGTTACCAATCCCTTGATCCTGTTCTTCATAATATCTTCTCCAATACTCGTACAATTCGTTCCTCTTCATGCTCAATCTCCTCCGGGCCAACATACCTGGATTCAGCCGAACGCCTTAATCTCGCCAATAACAGGTGAACCGCCTCATGCTTACCTGTGCTTCTCGCCTCCTCCTCATCCCACTTCTCCCCTGCCGGGGCTTGCTTGCATAAAACCACATCGGCCACGCAGTTGTGAGCATCTATCCCCACCTTGGCAAAGTCCTCTATGTCCTCCATCGAGAAGGAGACATGATACTCACACAGCCCAAGAATGATCTGCCAGTGGCAAAACTCCTCCTTGAAGGCTTCAAATAGCTTCTGCGTGGTCTTGCGGGGCATTACTCTTCCGGGTACTTGCGCTTATACAGGCTCTGAACGTAGTTGACCGCCTTGAGGTGGTCCGGGTGACTCCCGCTCTTGTAGGCCGCTGTCCACGGGTTGGACGGATCCTCGTCAATCGTGATGGCACGAATCTCCGCATCCACATCCACCACCGGGCGCATGATGTCACGACCCGCCTTCAGGCGACCCTCTCCCATCATCTGACCCACCTTGGCCAATGCCTTCAACAGCTTCGGGTTGTTGGCCAGTACCGGATCCTCCACAATTTCGGGGTCCAGCACGTTGGCCGCCTTCTGAGCCAGTTCAAGGTTCGCATCGTAGTCATTACCCCAATCCTTGGCCAAGTCCTGTTGTGCGGCCTCCAGGGTAGCTTCATGACCCGCCCTGACTTGCTCCAAACCCTGCCCGGTCATATCCAACTGATATTTGACCAAGGCACTGGCCTGACGCTGGCTCAATCCCAGCTTGTGGGCAAACTCCTTGAATTGACCCACTTGGTCCTCATCCCACATCTCCTCACTGGCCAGATCCTCCGGTTTCTCCAGTTCGTAGTCACCGGCATTCTCCGGGCGACCCATCCGGTTGTAGGCATAGTCCCATACATCCTCCGGGGAGTCCTCACGGGGAATGGGCATCTTCTCCGTGGACATCATCCGCTCCAAGTTCCGGTACGCCCCGGTCAACCCTTCAAGGCTGGTGAAGCGCTTGGCCAACCCCTCGTCATCCGTCCATCCCTCGTTGAAGCTACCATCACTGTTGATGATCGACTGGGCCGGTGTCTCAGGTACGCTCGCCTCTGGTGCTTCCGGTACTGAATTGGTGTCCTGTTCTTGTACAACTGTATCTGTCTCCATATTCTTTATCCTGTTAACGGTTAATAACCTAGTTTAAAATTCGTCAGCATCATCCCAATTCACCTTGCGCCCGGAGTAACGGACCTCGGCATCGGCTGGGTGAAATTGCCATATCCACTTGTAGAACGCCTTCGTCTTGTCCCCTAAAAGCGGATCAATCTCCCCCGGAAAGTCCGGGTAGCGCCTCTTCAGGTCATCAATGGGAATCTGCTCGTACTGGCCGTCCTGAATGTACTCTGGATTGTCCACCAGAAAGCGGCTCACTGCGGCCGCATAGCGCTTCATCCCCGGACGGTAACTCACTGACCCGTCTGGCATGATGTCGGCCAGGGCATCCTCAAAGCGGAAGATCACTCCCCCGCTACATGAATACGCATTGCTTGCTGGTTTGTTCACGCCCTTTGCCCGTTTCTTACTTAATGCCACTTTTCGCCTTGGTTTGTTTTTTCTCCTCGTTGTCCACGCTCATCGTGAGCCGCCTATTGATCTCATACAGGGGCATCTTCATCCCGTCTGCCAGAAATGCATCTGTCGGATTCTGCCCCGGTTGTGCGGAAGGCTTGAGCCAGCCAAACTTGGCTTGCAAGTCCTTCAAGACCAGCTTCCCGTGTTCACTGTTGAACAGTGTCTGGTAGGCTATGGTCAGTTGTTTATCGTCCTCTTTCCTGCTCATAAACTCCTGTTACTGCTTCCCTAGCTGTTCCACCAATTCAGGAGGCATTGCCCCGGCCGCTTGCGCCCCGGTCTTCATCATCTCCATCATCTGCGCCTGTCGCTGTTGCTCTTGCTCCTGGGCGATCATCTCATTGATCTCGTCCTCAGTGTTGAGCCAATCCGATGGCAGACTCAGGTTCATCAATGCACCACGACCCGCCTTGCTTGTCTTCAACCAGAATCGGGCGCTGGGGTCGATTTCCATGAACCCACGGATGAACTCCAATGCTTGCATCAGTTGTCCGTTCTGGAGGCTCTTGATGGCCATTGCTATCCGGGAAACGTAGGTTATGTCGTACTCCCCGCCCTCTTCCAACAGTTCCGGTGGCATCTCAGGAAACTCACCGGCACGGAACAGGATCCCAAACACACGCTCCAAAAGCGGATTCAAGACCTCTTGGATCATGCGGGCAAAGATCGGGGTAAACAAGGCAATACGTTCCTCCACCATTGCCTGTATCTGCGTGGCCGTTGGAGGTGTCGCCTTGTCCATGCCAATCTGCGTGACCATCTGGAACATGTCATTGAAGAATGCCTTGCGGATGCGTTCCCGCTTCTGCTCGGTCTTCCCCTCGGCCAGATCAATACGGTTATTCAACTGCAACTGCTCAGGCTTGGCGTTGGGATTAGTGGCATTCCAGTAGGTGATCCCGTCCGGGCGGTTGTCCACCTCGTAGTCTGAATCACTCGGCATCAGCCACGATGGGTTGACCATCTTCTCCAACCCAATCAACAGGTCCATCTCCATGCGGTTGAGCATCTTGATCTCTGGAAGAACACCCATAGCCGGTGAGCGTCCATAGTTTTCGCTATTGGATTTGAGTAAGCGACCAACAGGTGCGGGCCACTCGTAGTAGCCATCCTCCTCGATCAGCTTCTTGTTTGTGTAGTCTATGTAGACGCTGGCTATGGGTCTGCGCTCACCGGCCGCCTCACCGTCCAAATACTCACCCTTCTGACGGTTGTAGATAGCATGGGCGAACTCAAATTCCTTCTCTGCGTTGGCTCCGCCCTCCTCATAGGCTTTGCGGATCGGTTCAGTCACCTTGTCCACGCCCCAGACGTTCACCGCCTGTCTTGCGGTCCACTTCCACTTGCGGAAGACATAATCAGGGTCACCGTCTGCATTCACGCAATACGCATACGTCCCAATAGGCCAGGACATGAAGTTCAGCAACTTCTCCGGGCTGTGTTCCACGAACATTCCGATTGTCCCAAATGCCCCGGCATCAATGCATCCCTCATGCCATGAGAGATAGAAATTGCTGGAGAATAAAGCCTCCGTTGCCCGCTCCGTACACTTCTTGAACCATACCTTGGATGCGTCTGAGGCATTCTTGTTGCGTGGTTCAAAGCGGAACCAGCTTTCCCCCACCGGGGTCAACCAACCTACAAGCCCAGCGGCAAAATCCAGTAGCGCCTCTTCCGCAGTGGTATCGTAGCGTTCCGTTGCCCGTACCTCACCAGGGGTTTCCGTTGTCTCGATGTTGCTCTTGACCGGGTACACATAGTCACTGACATCCTGCCATGTGTGCCGCCAGTTGCTCTGCTTGGCAAACAGGTCGTCACAGTGGGTAATAAGTTGCTTTACGTCTACCATGATCAGCCTCCACCTCCCAGCAGGGTGCGTCCCCCGCCAGCATTACCAGCACTGCCCATGCCCTTGCTGGGGTTGTTCTGGACCTTGGTTGTCCTTGCAGACTGTACAGACTTGGCGGGCGTGTTGCGCTGGTTCTTGATCTTGGTGGCCGCCATGACCGGATTGGTCTTGATGATCGCATCCTTGATGGCCGCCTTGCGCATAGCCGCATCCCTGAGAGGTTCAAAACCCTTGCCCTTGTTGCACCAAATCATCCTAGCCCCCCAGAAGCGTCTTCTTGTTGCGGTTCTCCTCGCCCTGACCGGCTAGAAGCGTGTCAGCATAACCCTGCCTCTTCAGCTTGGCCCTGCGGGTGTCTCGGTCAGCCTGGCGCACTTCCACTTCCTTGGCCGTGGGAGGGGGTGCGGGTGGTGCGGGTGGTGTCGGGGATCCCCCCTTGCGGCAGTAGATTTTCTTCATATATTTGGTTTGTTAACGGTTAACAACTTTGGGCAAGCCAGTAAATTCTCTCCATTGGGTAAATTCGTAGCCGATTCTTACGCTCAAAGCTAACGAATGGCAAGTGTAAAGTGTCTTTGTCCCATGCCTTAACAATGTCCCCGGCATACAGGTAGATGTGCCAGCAGTTCCACTCTTCCTTGTTAAACATTACATTTGGGTCAACAATCCGGGCGGGGTCAGCATCCTTGTTGACCGGGCGGGCCATCACAAAGTAGTCCGGGGTGGAAACCACATACCCGCTGATCAGGTGCAGTTCCATGTCCTCTTGAAAGGTGCGGGCGCATGGCTCGGTCTTGTAGACTTGCATGGCATCGAAGATGGGATTGATGTGATGACTCATAGCTTGATTCCTGATAGCGCCCTCCTGCGGGGCCGTGTGACTCTCTGCTGGTGTTCCCGGCTCAGTCCTGAGTTGTCCACCACCATGCCCAGATTGATCGCTTCAGCGGCATAACGGGCGGCATCTGCCGGGTGGGATGCCCAATCGTGGACCGGTTCCTTGGTGATAGTGGCCGTGGAGTGAATGTCCTTGGTGTGGTATGCCTCCAGTGCTTCCAAGCCCTCCTTGCACTCCTCACGGGCGAACCAGGAGCGTTGTAGGATGTCCCGCATCTGATTGATGCCTGTCCAGATGTCCCGTGTGCGGGGGACGACCTTGGTGTGCATCAGTCCTGCCTTCTCCAGTTCCGCTTGGTAGTTCAGACCGGATCCGCCCTTGACTGCGGCCGCATCGTGGGGGAGGAAGTGACCGGCAATGGGAATGCCCGTGTCCCGGATGAGGGTGGCCATCTCCCCGGCTGTGGTGCGCTGGACGGTGATGTTCTTGAGCCAGTAGACCTGATTACCGATCAGCTGCCAGAACCACACGCTTGTGGAGTCGGCCCAACCCAAGTCCCATGAGGTGTAGACCGGGTAAGCACTGTCATAGGCCAGTGGGCGTATCTGCCCCTTGCTGCGTATGGTGGAGATGATGTCCCCGTAGATTGCCCCTTCCACGGGCGCTCTGAACGCCTCCTCCGGGGTGGTCGGGTACTCACGGAACATGAAGATGCCCTGCTCGCACTTGGTCTTGAAGTACCACAGCTTCTGTCCGGGGGTGAAGGTGATGCCCAATTCGGACTCCATCTCGGAAAGGTATTCCGTGGTTTCAGAATCAATCTGGCCTATGTCCCCATTGAGTGTGTGCCGATGATCGTCATACCACGGAAAAAAGTAGAACCAGAAGTCCTTGTCCGTCTTCTGGTGGTCGGGAGTCTCCATGCTCCGCTTGATAAGGTCGTAGAAGTGGCCGCCCTTGCCACCCTTGAAGGTTGATTCCACCATGATGATGCCGGTGTCTGCGGAGGGCAACGCCCCGGTCATAATCTCCTCGGAGCGTCTGGGATCCTCGTAGGCGATTGGTCCCCATTCTGAAATGTGCAGGAATTGATTGGTCCCGCCACGGGCATTCTTGCCAGCGTTGATGGTGCTGCCATTCTGGAAGGCCAGTTGCTTGCTTGAGTCGGCTACCAGCTTCTCCTTTAACTCCTCATGGAAGTTGTCCAGGGCGAACCGGCACTTGGTCTTCAGCTTCTCGGAGGCATCCCCTTGGGTGAGATCGACAATGGAGGCTTGGAAATTGGGTGAGAAGTAGGCTGAATCGAGCGCCATCAGGTCGATGAGCGTACTCATGCCCATCCGTCTGGCCTTCAGCACGATGATGCGTCTGCGGTTCTTCTCGTACACCGCCTTGATGATGCGGTTCTGGTACTCGGTGGGTCTGAAGGGGACAACCTTCCCTTCCTTGGTCGTGATGGTGTACAGGTTGTTGAGCCTCCACACCGGGCTGATCAGGCTATTCTTGTCCATTGCGCTCCCGAATCCACTCCAGCAGACTTGGCCCTGCATCCACTTCCAGCTTCTCTGGCTCGTTCCACCCCATCAGCTTGGTCAGCATCTCGGCCGCCTTCTCCTTGCTGAAGAACTTGGCATCCTTGTCCACGCCCCACACATCCCCGTTGGCGTTGACCTTCTCCTGAACCTTGAAGGAGGTGACCATGCTCCCGGCTGTCTCCAATTCCATTGCGCCCGTTTCAGGGTTGATCACATCCTTTACGTCAATTTCCAAGACTGCGCACAGGTAGGCGATCATCTTGTTGCGGGTCCAGATAGTCTCATCTACTGATTTTGCTCTCAACTCATCAAGATATGTTGATACCTTAGCGTTTGATAGCAGCCGTGATGCGCTGGCCTCCGCCACCTTATTATTCTTTGCGGTGTACCCTGCTCGCTTGTATGCCTCGGTCTGGCTCATGCCTGTGGCCAGATTCTCTGCGAACTTGCGTTGTCTATCACTGAGGTCGCCCATACTCTCCTATTACACTAATATGTTGTTATCCGTCAACAACTGTTTGGTCGTTCGTGAATAGTTTACCTTCCATCTAGTCCTCCTTAA